AAGAGGGACGAGACTTCTCTAGGATTTCACTGTAGGGCAGGATCAGATCATCAGCAATAGCAGGAATACGACCATAGGTCCGTTCCGTTGCATTCTTATCAACTAGCTTGTCGATTGCATTGTTCGCATCGGTATCGGTTTCTGCCATCGGCGGTCCACCTCGTCCAGTGGACTCTACACCACCTACTTCAGAACTTTCGCCTTCTTCAGTTTTGGCATCGTCAGCAACGTCATCGTTGCCATCGTCGCCAGCACCGCCAGCAGGAACATCATTTCCATCTTCTTCACCTTTATCATCGGCAGGGGCATCACCCTCACCAGTTTTTTCTTCACCATCGTCACCAGTAGGACCATCGCCCTCACCAGTTTCACCATCACCTTCACCAGACTCACCGTTGGGGTCAGACATGGTTTTCTCATCGTCAGACTCTTCTTCTGGAGCATTCTCTGCCATCCAAGCGTAGAGCTCTTCAGAGAGGTTCAGAACATCTTCTGGAGTCTTGGTTTCTGCAACCCGCTTGACCCAGACTTTTTCTTCATCAGTGAACTCAACCTTCTGCTTCTTGAAGAACAGATTGATACGGTCAATCAGGTTCAACTCAGAAACATCCTTGTCAGCAATACCGAAGAAATCCTTGGCAGTCAGGTCACGATATCCACGATTGAAAACTGCAACAGAGCCGGGATACCGATCCTGCACCATCCGTTCGATACGGGCGTCTTCAACGATATTCACAAACGAGTGATTGATCTTGCGAACCTGTGCCTTCTCAAGCATGTCGAGAGGCGTCCAGAGTGCGTGAGCAATCTCATGGCAAACCATCAGGTCATAGATATCTTTGGTCATCTCCTCATCTTTCCAGATAGGAAGACCAAGTTCACGGGATTTCGCATTGAAGTATGCGGTATCCATCTTCTTGTGGACCACGAAGATATCCTCTTCAGCGAGGAGTTTTGCGAGTGTCGATTTATTTTTCATCATGTTTATATGCTACCATACAAAAGAGGGTTTGTCAAGAAGAATCTTCACTTAGTGAATAATTAATTCGCCGGTGATATTCGGAGTCTTCACAACGTAACCCCAGAAGAAACCTTTGGCTTCCTTGACAGTCTCGAATTTCTTCTCAAAATCAATCTTGCCATACATCTTGTATTTGACGGTAGCACCGCGTGTCTTCTTGGTCATGTCTATTTCCTTATTTCTCATCTTATATCCTATGCTAACATATAGAATAGGATAAGTCCAGAGAATAATGGCCCATAATGTCGTTTTATTGAATATTTAGGGAAAGTGTGACATTTTTGCAACTACTATCACGCCGTTTTGGTCAGAATTGATTTCTTTCTCATCTTTGACGCTCTACGTTTAGCCATGTTCAACTTTAGTCTACTGACCCGTTGAGTAAAGTTCGTGCCTTCCATGTGGTCATACTCATGTTGAAAGATTCGTGCTTCAAGTCCGTGCATCTGTACCTGTACCAGTTCCCCGTCTACATCGTTATATACGCACCGAATACCCTCTGAGCGTTCCACCTTTAACCACAGACCGGGCCATGTCAGGCAACCCTCATCCATAATGATCTTTTCCTCACTATAATCTGTAATCAGAGGATCGAAACAAGTGATCGTCTCTTTCTTCTTCACATCCGAATACATGATGAAGGCACGTTCTTGAATACCAATCTGATTCGCAGATAATCCAATACCCTGATAATGTTCCATTGCACTGAGCAAACGATCATGTAACTCCTTGCGGTCCAAACCAATAGAACAGGACTCTAGTGGTTTCTTTAGAATTGGGTCCGTTACAGGAACCAATTGTGTGTCCTCTATCCTCTTCTTTACATCTAGTGCGAGTTGTGTGTAGTGTGGTTGCTTATTCCACCCGTCTGAATTAACTGTCATTTGTTCGTCCATAAAATTTAGTCTCCGTTGTTCTGTTTTCGAAAAGATACCACGCACAATTGTCTTTGCCTGTCATATTTCCGAACCACTTAATTCTTCCTACACTCACTATTTTACTACACATCTTCATATAGGGAACACTCTGTTTAGTATGCATCCAATCTGCATCAAATAACAACCAAGTTTTAATTCTTGGAACAAAGTATTCAATCATGGGATGCAAGATTTTCCTGTCCCATGGCGGATTTGTGATTACATAATCTGATTCGACAAGTTCATTAAACCCTAGTTTATCGTATGGGCTTGTATGTATTCCTTTTGCTTGTGGTTCAATGTCACTTGCCCACATACAAGTTCCCTTTGTCTCTAGGTGTTCAATCAACGCACCATCACCAGCACAAGGCTCTGCAAACATAAATCCCTCTCGTAAATGCAGCAATAGAGGTTCTACTGCTTCCCTCGGTGTAGGATAGAAGTCTCTTGGTTTGCGTTCAAAGTCACTACGCTTTCCCAAATTTCACCAGAGCGCAACACTCTCCCCCCTCAGATATATCAAAGTCATAATTTCTTTTCATACCCTCTTTTAACATTCTATTCACCACTTCTTTACCCTTATCATTGAATCTATAATCATGACACAAAAACCAGAAATTGTCAAGTGTTTTCTCAAAAATATTTTCACAATCTTCGAAGTTTAACCAACCATCGACAAACACAAAATCAAATCCATCCATACCATTTTTCCAAAACTCCATGCTTTCAGTGTTGGGGTATCTTATGATTCTCTCAAAACCCTCATGAACAATAAACCTGTCTCTGTTCTTATCTACAGTGTGTATCTCACAATCACTACCAAGAGCCATCGCATATGCAGATTTACCAACTAGGGTTCCAATCTCCAATATCTTTTTTGGTTTGTACTCTAGACATGTTTCGTATAGAAAATAACAATCTGCATCACTAGTGCTGTCAGGAGTATCAGGCCAAGTATCAATCAACAACATGACTGAAGTTTTTGATCTTCTCAAACTTGATTGTGCTTCTAAACTTGTCTGCGAGTGCGTCCTGTTTATGACTGATAACAAATACGTTTTCATCTCCCAACGTATTGAGTATCTTTAGGAACTCATCTGTCCCTGTACCATCCAACGAGCTGTCAAAGATTTCATCCAGTATCAACAGGTTCGTGTTTGTGCTGTTCTTCATCTTTGCAACTGCTCTCCATGTGAACAACAGTGCAAGGTCAATACGCATTTTCTCACCCTCACTGAATGATGCATAAGAGAACTCATCACGATATCGTGACTTGATGGTTTCCTCAAAGTTTTCATCCAGTGTGAAGTTTACATAGAACTCCATTGATGTGAGATAGGTATTGATGAGCCTGTTCATGATAGGAAGATACTGCTTGATTATCTTGGTCTTGATACCTGTATCCTGTAACATATTCTTTGCAGCTTCAGAATAGGTTTTGTCTTCACGCAACTTTGACTTCTGCATATCAAATCCAGAAAGAGTTTCTTTCAACTCATCCAGTTTCTTATGGTCACTCTTGTTTACCTTGCCGCACTGCAACTCACCAATTTCTGTTTGCAGTGTTGAGTTAAACTTCTCAAGTTGAACCAGCGAACTATTCTCTTTTGCAATTTCAACTCTATTTGTCTGTATGTTCTGATTGACCTCATTGATAATATTGATCTTGGATTGTGTCTGTTTCAGCTCTTCTAGAAGTTCTCCCATTCCAGAATTTAATTTTTCAGACTTGGAGTTTTCTTTCGCAATCATATCATCTTTGAACGATTCATCAATGTGTTGCTGACACACGGGGCAGTCTTCATTAGTCTCAAAGAAGTTAATCAGTTTGGTGTGAGCTCTGTGTTTTTCTTTCAACTGCGACTGAATGTCCTTGAGTTTACTGAACTTCTCTTCAATCTTTGTGGAGTTAGAAATCTTTTCATGCATCGTAGAAGTGTCATCCTCAAGGTCAGTAATTCTAGACCTCTTGTTGAAGATTTCTTCTTCATTGCCAGCAATCAGAAATGTCTTTTCCTTAATCAGTTTTTCTCTGTTCTGTTCTACATCTGCAATGTACTTTTCCTGTAGAACAATCTTCTCTTCAGACAAACTGAACTGGTAGTCCACTTCACGCATGTCATCAGAGATAGTCTTTAACTGCTGTTTGAGAAGCATGTTCATCAGTGAGAAAATCTGAATGTCAAGAATTTCCTCAACAACCTCACGGCGGTGTTTTGATTTCAGTTGCATAAACGGAATAAAGGTAGATGACCCAAGAATAACAACCTGAGTGAAACTACGATAGTTTAGCTTTAGGATTTGCTGTTCAAGATACTTCTGGTAGTCACGCGAGTTAGCGTCTTGGTTATACAACTTACCGTTGACATGAATTTCAAACACATTTGGTTTGATACCACGAATAACCTTAACCTTCTTGGTTCCAATGCGAAACTCCACCTCTACTAGTGCAGCACTGCCATTGACAGAGTTTAGAAGTTGAGGTTTGTTGATATTACGAAAAGGCTTACCAAATAAACCGAAACATAAAGCATCAAGAATAGTAGATTTGCCTGCACCGTTTTCTCCAATAATTAATGTGGTTGAATTTCTGTCTAACTGTATCTCTGTAAAGTTATTACCAGTTGACAGGAAGTTCTTCCATCTCACAGTCTCAAAATGTATCATATTTCTAAATCTTGTGCCTCTGTGTAAAGTGACCGCATCGTATTCTTCAATCGGTCTTTGCTCAGTGTAACATCTAACTGGTCAATGTATTTCTCTAGAAGGGTCATCGTGTCTTCTGTATTCTCCACAATATCATCAGATACATTGTCAGCATCCAACTCAGAGAAGTCTTCGATAATCTTGACCTCAAATGCGTCAGCCTGCAACAGTCTATCTGTGAACTTGTCAAACTGATATAAGTCTTTCTTATTGACTACAATCAATTTTACATATTTCTCTTTATACTTAGATACATCCTCATTTGTATAATCGGTTGTAGTATCGTCATAGTAAATCTTCTCAAAAAGTGTGTAAGGATTGACAATGCGTTCAAGTTCACGTTTCTCTGTATCGAAGATGTGAAACCCCTTGGCGTCATCGTAGTCACTCCAAGTCATCTCATATGGTGTACCCAGATAATATATCTGGCCGTCATCTGATTTGTGATGAAAGTGACCACTGAAACACAGGTCAAACCTACGAAACAATTCCTTGTCAAACGCACCTTCAGATTTATGTCCCTTGTGCATTTCGAAACCATTTACTTCTAGGTGACCCATTAAGATTTGTGCTGGAGAGTTTTTCAGTGATGACATTGACTCTTCATAGTTGTTCGCATTGATCCACGGCATGAACTGAATAGGACAACCATCAAACTCCACAACCTGTGGTCCAGTGTAAATGTTGCAACGATCAGAACCTACAAGTTCTTCCATCGAATTGACTTCATTAGTGTTCTTGTAGTATGTGTCATGATTGCCAATGATAAGATGTAGGTCAATACCCAACTCTTGAAAACGACCAATAAACTTTTTACGAAAATCTGATGCAGTTTTGAAACTGATAAACTTTCTACGGTCAGTAACATCACCCATGTGAATACAAGTTGTGATACCACGTTTCTCTAGAGTAGGAAAGAATACATCATCATAGAATTTGTAGAAAAAATCATTAATGTTTTGATTATCGTTTCTGGCACCAAAGTGAGTGTCAGTTATAATTGCAAGTTTCAACGCTCAACACCCAGAACCGCTACATCTTCAATATCATCTTCCATAAAATTCTCTAGTCCTTTTTTACTTTTTTTTTCTACCGTCTTAGGTTTATAAACATCCTCAGCTGGAAGATTGTCCATTGCAAAGGAATTATCAATACTGTAACTAGTTGAATCACCCGGCATAGTATCATAGGATTGGTAGTTACTACCCGCTACGATTCTGTTTTTAACGTGGGTTTGCTTTTTTTCTTTTTGAATTCTTCGGATGAAAGCGTAGTAGATGATTTGCGTGAAATACGCGAAAGGGTTATTCGACTTCTCTGGATTGAAGTTTGAAGCATATTGTAAACAGTTTTCGATACCATCTGAAATCATGTCATCCTTGTATGTGTAGTTAATAAAATTGGGACGATAAGATAGATGCGTTGCAATCTTCAGAAAACACTCACCAATGTAATTTGTTACAGCAGGTTTTTGTTCTTCTGCCTCTTCAGCAATCTTGCACTTCTCTTTCCATTCAATCATCGCCTGTAGAAAAACTTTGTTATCTACATAATGTTCACCTTTAGCTTTCGCCATAATTACTCTCCTAAACTTTATTCACTATACACCACCACAACTATAATGTCAAGGAACATTATAACTTAAAATAATCTTCGAAGGAACCTTGACTCAACCCGAAAATAGTGTTACATTAAGCTTGTCCTTGGTTATTAGAACTACATTAATGAATAGATTTACTATCTGTATCTAGTTCATCCAATAGTTCTTCGTATATTTCTTCTTCATTAATATCGTCCATAGTAGAGAGCTCTTCCGGGCCCTCTAACCTATCCAATACACCCTCATAATATATACTCAACCCGGCCGATGCGGGTAACATAATAATAACATGTTTAGGATCAATTTCAAAATATTTTTCTTCGGTGAATGGTTGTACCCATCGGGAGAGCATCAACGATTCTGTCATCCCTGTCATTGTCATCTTTGGAGAGACATGCATTAGAAGGGGTCTTGTGATTTCGTATTTGCCGTTATCTTCGGAAAGCTCACAAATGATATTCTCGCCACTAATGAGCTTCAGAATTTTATATGTATCTGTGTTCATCGTAGTTTTACCTTACTAATTTCGTAGTTGAATTGTTCTGCATTGTATATATTTATGCGTTCTTGAAAATGGTTCAGTGTAAAGTTGGGTTGATTACGAAATGTCATATCATCTGCAATGTCAAATATCAAAACGGAATCTTTATTTTCCCCCTGACGCAATCCTCTACCGATACTCTGGAGCACTCTAATTCTAGATTTAGACGGGCTCGCGAGCACGATGTTGTGGATATTACGAATGTTAATACCAGTGCTAAAAGTCCCATACGAAGCAATGGTGATAGAATTTGTTTCGTTCTCAACAACAGATCGTATCTCTTCACGTTCTGTAGTGCTAGTGTTTCCATAGATGAAAAACAACTTTCGCATTCTGTCGTCAAAGAAACCCTCATCCTTAGCTTTCTGGACTTGTTCATATAACGGTTTGCCATGTTTCTCAACTAATTGATATAGACATAGTGTGTTACCTTTCAAATGCATAAGTAACCCAGCAATGAATTCGTTTCTTCGTTCATGTTCGCCTAGGAACTGTAGTTCATCGGAATATGTCATTCTCTCGCGTATGTTCTGGTGTTTTAAAATAATACACTTGACTTTTAGGTTAGCAAGAGATTTCTTCTCAATTAACTCCTTTGTAGTCGTTACTTTTTCAACTGGACCAAATAGTCCCTCTAAAACAAGTTGGTGCGTCTGCGTCCCGTCTAGGGTGCCTGTAAGACCGAATCTGTACTTACATAGGTGTAACTTTGTCATAATACCAGTGAGTGACTTAGCCTTAAACATATGCGCCTCATCACCAATCACACAACCGAACTGTTCAAAATATTTCTTTGGTAGTTTGTAGATAGACTGCCATGTAGAAATTACAACGTCTTTTTCAACCTTACTGGAATGTCCCTGATATACCCTTTGACAGTATGTACCAGAACTCCAACCGTAGTCTTCGAAATCTGAATACATCTGTTCCACAAGTGAGGTAGTGGGAACTAGTATCAGAGTCTTCAATCCCATCATATGATAATAACGAACTAACGAATATATTACCAGTGATTTACCAGAAGCAGTAGGAGAAACAAGCAAAGCACGATTTGTGGATATAGCATGGTGTACCGCATGAATTTGGTAGTCACGAACTTTGATTGATTTACCTTTTGATTTCGGTTTAAGGCTTCTGATGAAATCTCTAACCACTTGGCCAACAACAATCCGCTCATTTTCAACTCCCTCTTCTAATATATAGTCGATTCCGTTTTTCTGACAGAACCCCTTAATATATTCTAAAAGACCAACATATATCTCACCTGTTGCTGGAGAAAAAAGTCGTATCTTTCCATCCCACATTCGATTGCGATACATAGGCATAAACTTAAATCCCGGCACTTCAAATGTAAAAAACTCAGCCAACTCTTGTCGAGTAGAATCTGACATATTGTCTAAAGTTAGATAAACTTCGTTCTTTTTTGATATACGCATTACGGATGCCCCAGTAACCAACCCACGATGGATTTTCTAAGACCAGACTTTACTGGTCTTACTCTGTGCCACATATGCGCGGGAAATATTATAGTGTTGTGTTGTTCAGATTTAAATGTTTCGTATCTTCTTTTATCCTCTGGATTTTTTGTCTCAATATCAAATTCACCACCTTCGAAATCGTCATTTAGAATAGTCGAAAAGGATACCTTTCGAACAAGTCCATTCGAATATGGCTCGTCATGAACGTCACGATGCCACCCATATTCATCACCAACACTATATTCAGAATATTGCAATGGTTCAATATCAGTCAGATTTATTAGTGTGGTAGAATCGATTATGTTAAAGATTTCTCTACAGATTTCAGCATCTTCAATAAAAGATACCTTTGAACTTCTTTTAACTGTACCACTTTCATTTGTAATAGCGCCATTTTCCAACGTATCAGGAACAGAAAAAATATTGCGAATGTTGGTGTAATGAATCATATCATACCAGCTTCAAACTTCTTCCAATCAGTTGCATTACGAATGTCCCATCCACGATTGTCGATAGATTTGATTACACCCTTACAATAATCTACACAGGATTCATAGTAACCCATTTTGTTTTGAAGTCGAAGAATATCATCGTCAGACTGAATGTACATCTGAAGGTCTGTCTTCATAACCTTGATGTCAAAAGGTTTGGATGCATACACTTTTGCATCTGCCTTACCACCATAGTACTCCCACTTCTCGCGGTACATCTGTTGGTGGTCAGTCTTTGCTTTGATGAGCAGAAGTTCAAAGTCAGCCTTGTAGTCCAACCACTTCTGTTTGATCATTTGATTTTTGAAAGATTCCTGATCAATGTGTTCTAGATCAGATACGGGAAGGTCTTCTCTTGCAGTTCGTTTTAGTGTCTCTAAATCCATGTTTACCTCATAATAAAAAAAGTGAGCAGTTTGGTTTCTCTCTTTGCTATATTGACTCTGATGAGTTCGAACGAGTTGTCACCAGTGATTAAGTCTAAGATTTGATAATTGTTAAAGCTTACCAAATCTGCTCATTTCTATTTAGACACTCTCAAATTTGTAGATTTGATATTTAAAGGAAACATCAGCAGTCATGTATTCAACGTCTGTTGCACCTTGCGTGTATTCTAATCCACTCAACGAAACAGGAAAAACATTTTGAAAATTTACATTTAGGATTGGATTGTTTTTGTTTGACAGGATCATAAGAAATGCATCTGAGTACATTGCCTTATCAGGAGTTGCATTAGTAACAAGGTCAACAGGCGGCGTTGAACCACCAGCTGGAGTGTTTGATGTTACATCCCTATGTGTTCTAAACTCAGCTCTGTCAGATGGAAACCCATAACCAGTAAGCCAGTTGTGTAGTGATTGATAATTTTCTAGATATTCATCAACGATAAATGTGATATTAAGATCGCTGTAGGTAAGTTTATCACCCATAACTGGAATGTTGTTGAAAGGGTTTGCAAAATCTATAGATGCACCTTCAATGCCGGGTAGATTTGCATTAATTGTAAAAAACTCTACCTTCGGTAATTGTTTGATACCAAAGCGAAATTGAGTAGGACTTGCGTAGTCCAATTGATCTGGTTGTCTTGCGAGTGGTGATGATGCTGTTGCCATGTATCTATTTATAACAAAAAAAGGGGAGAGCCGAAGCTCTCCCCCAAGTCTGTTAGACCCCTTATTTTACATAAGGTTAGAGACTTTAACCCGACGATACCAAGCATTGGTGTTCGCATCCAGTGAAGCATCGGTGTTAACCGTGTCACCAGCAGCAACCGCACCCGCAGCAGCGAATGGGTTAGCAGCAAGACCATAACGGGTCTTGAAACCAATCTTGGGCTGGAAGGAGTTCTCACCAACCGCACGAACCATCTGAAGCGGAACGTATGGGCAGTAGAAGAAACCAGCATCGTAAGGCGATGTGCCCTTGTAACCACAGACGTAGTACTGAGAAGCAGCGACGTTTGCAGAATACGGATCAACATAGACCTTGAAACGACCATTCATCACACCAGCGAATGTGGTGGATGTGTCGTCAACCGACAGGTTGTTGTTCAGAGCAGGCGTGTAATCAAGAACACCAGCCATCTGAAGAGCAGAAGCAACGTCAGCCGAAACGATCAGCATGTTACCTTTGCCGCGACGAGTCTGCTGACCAATCGCATTGGCGTCACGCTCGATCTGGAACATCAGACCCTTGAACTTTTCAACCGACCAACGACCATTCGAGTCGGTGTCCAGATCAAAGATACCAGCGTTAGTTGTATTAACCTGAGCACCCGCAACCGCCGTAACATACAGCGAACGAACAACTTCACGGTTAATTTCAGCAAGGATTTCTGTGGACAGAATGTTGCTGAGTTCTGTTTCGGCGTCCAAACCGTGGATCGCCTTGAGGTCTTGCGCCAGTTCCATCGTGTACTCGGCCTTGAGGGCACGGGACACAGCGGTAACCGTTGACTTCTCAATGGAGAAGGCCATTTCAGCGAAAGCGTTCGTGCCGCTATCACCAAGGGCTTCTGCCTGAGCAGTCGTCATACCTGTGGCACTTGTGTAAGTACCGGCAGGGCTGTCATTAAGAACAGCAGGGTTGGTTTCTGTTCCACCAACATCGCCACCACCGATTGTACCGGCAGCGTTCTGGTTCGAACGACCCTGTGCGCCTGGGAAGGACTCGTCAACGAGAGCTTCTGCACCATCGGAAGACTGAAGCGAGGAACGCATTGCAAAGATCAGACCCGTTGGACCTGTCATTGGCTGCACACCGCAAACGTCATACGCGATAAGGTTAGGCATCGCACGGCGAACGAGGGAGATCAGGATTGGGTCCCAATTGTCAATCGAACCACCAGTGCTGTTGGTTGGTGCTGTTTCTGCAAGAAAACCACGGTCTTCACGCAAAGCAGCTTCTTGGTTTTCTAGGATGAGAGTGGTAACGGCCCGCTTGTAAGAATCCTCAATCTTCGGAAGATCGGGGTGTTCTAGGACTGGCTGCCACTTTTCTTGTAGATGTTCTGTCTGAAACATTTGTTTCTCCTTTTTTAATTACATCCGTTAATAATATTATTGGGCACGTGCTTTGTTACGACTGATTGCCGACATATAAGCGCTCATTGCTTCAGTCGTATCAATGTCCTGTGCGGTGCCACCGTCTTCATCATCAAAACTTTGTTCAACAATCATCTTTGGGAAATAACTTTCCTTCAAGGTGTCGAGTTTTGCTTTGAAGGACTCTTCGTCAGCAAAGTCAACATCTTCTGTAAGAGACTTGAACTTCTCAATTTCAGTATCGGTCAAATCTTCGCAAGCTTCCGAAATGACCTGTTCCCGAACCAGACCAGACTTAACAGAGGTAAGAGCGATATTCTGCTCCATGACATTGTTAACCTTTTCTTCCAGTTCAGCAATTTTTTCAGACTGTGCTTCGAGAACGTCATATTTCTCATCAGGCACGTCAATATAATGATCTTCAAACAACTGTTTCAGTCCAGAGATAAAGTCTTCTGCAATCTCGCCCTTTAGGCCACGCTCGATTGCCAACTCGTTCTCTTTCGTCCATTCCTCTACAACGTAGTTGAGATAAGTATCTACTTTTTCTGTAAGGGCCTCAGTTGACTCTTCCAGTTTCTCTTCAAACTCAGAAGTCATTGATTCGTAAATACGAGCAATTTCCTCACGAGTTTTTGATTTAACAGCAGCCTCAAAGATTGTTGCTGCCTTGTCTTTAAATTCTTCAGAAAGGTCTTCACCTTCTACGAGGGCGGCAACATCTTCCTTAACATT